ACTGAACTTTTATCTGTCCAAACCTCAAATGAGTTGTCTGATGAATCAGCTGGAATTGCTGAAATATTATTTACAATGTATTTGTTTGGCGTTAATAAATTAAAGTCAAAGTTATATCTATGGACATCTATACTAGAAATAGAATCAGATAATTCATAGCTTGCACCAATGTCTTCCTCCGACTTAATAACTCCTCTTTCAGACAATCTAAAGTACACAGGTGTTGCTGATGTTTTTTCAAAATACTTCCATTCCCCTACGGTAAGCGGGTAGTTGTTTTGTCCAACACCATTAAGGGAATATTTTCTATTGCTCGGCACGGCATAAGGGTCCCAGTAAACCGAAAGTGTTGTCGGAGTACTTGATAAAGAATAAGATGGCGTAGCAAAAAATTGAGGACTTGTTATGTCTGAATCTATCATTAATCCAGGAACAAAATAATTTATATTAAACTGTGGATGGTTTACATAACCACCATAACCGTTATATCCATAACCAGGCGTAGAGTAATCCGGGTCTATGTACGCATCTTCTGGGACGGTATTCCTTAACACCAAAGCGTTATAGGTTGGAGAGGACTGAGCCGGTGGGAATCCTTTTGCTAAAGCAACTAGGGAATTAAAAGGTATACTAAAAGATGGGGTAGCAGTACCAGATGAGGTGGAGTATGGCCTTAAGACGCCAGAGGTTTTTACTGCAGAGGTATAGCCAATTGAAGGGGTACTAGAAAGCATGCTCGATCCATACTCGATCTGCATTTTCGAAATAGTTGGTGTTGTAATTGTATAGTACGGCGACGGCAAGGTCGAGGTAGAAGCGTTAGCATAGCTCGTTGTATAGTACTTTGCGGTTGCGTGACCCTTAGGGTGTATCCATCCAGAGTTACTGGTACTGTGTCCGCTTATCGTATATAGCGGTGTAGTGCTTGAATAAATAAAGTGACCAAAGCTTACTCTTGCTTCTGTCACATTAGATATATGTATTGTGTTGCTGGCTGTTGTTGAAGTATTGTCAACATAATTAACATTTGTAGTTTTTGACTTGAACTGCACATCCGAGTTAGTTCTATTTGTCGCGATGTTAAAAATAGAATACAATGGACCAGCTGCATAGATGTCACTAACTGTATTGAGTGTATAGTTAGCATAATAAGTAACACCTGACACAACTAGCTCTACTAAAAACTTTATTGTAGCTGTTTTTTGATTAAGAATATTGTAGGTATATTCCAGTTGACTATCAAAATCAAAGTTTATAGGTGGTCTAACAATACTTTCTCCAATTTTTTCAATGCCAGCTAGTTTTATTTTAAAAGCCTTTTCATAAACTTGTTCATCTGAAATATCATTTAAGATTACTTCATCTGATGAGAACTCTCTCTTGGATCTTATGCTAACTTTTAAGTCACTTAAATCTCCAACTCCATTTTGGATATACCTAGGAGTAGATTGTCCAGCAAATGGATTTTTATCGTAAGAAAAAGGAACCTTTTTTACTCCTTCTTCAAATTTTCCAGCGTAGTCCCAAATCATTTCTGACCATGGAACAAATCCCCAGTTTGTTGGATACTCTATATTAATTTTTTCTACAAAATCTATAAAAGCTTTAGTTGGATTATTATTATCTTCAAAGTATTTATTTAATTCTTCTAGGTTTTCCATCTCCAAAACTATAGGAGTAGCTCCTACGCTATCTGAGCTTGGAGTTGCCCCAGTGGCTCTCCAAAGATCTAGCTCTCTTCTAATTGTTTTCTTAAAGGAATCTATGTCTGGCCCTGGAAGGTTTTTGTATACGTCTAGAATTCTAGTTTTGTAATTTTCATTGCCTTCCATCTTTAGTCTAGGAAGACCTACTCTAGAACCAAATTCGTCAAACATATTGAAAACTAAAACTTCTGTTTGTGTCTTGACTAACTCGTTTATTTTAATCTGGTTAAATGGCCTTAGAGTCAAAACAACTCTGTCATTTGGCTCATGGTAATAAACGTAATCTTCTACTCTATGAGTTATAAAGTCAGCGTACGTTGATATAGGGGTTAGTCTAATATTATCGCCTTTTACGCTAGTTATTAGACTAGGGCAATTGCTAACAGAGTAAATCCAAGTCAGCTGTTCTACGTCGGCACCTGTCACTGATTTAGCTAAGCTAAAATAATCTATCAAAGACTCTACTGAATCTAAACTATCCCCAATAAGGGCATTAATAAATTTTCCACCAAAACTTTCAGGTACAGCAAAAGTTGGGGTTGCATCTGGTAAAGAGTCTTCAAAAAGCTTCGTCCACGATGGGAACTTCTTGAGGATATCCCTAGTGGACTCAGTTATGTTTGGAGGATTAGGTTCGGAAATTTGCACTTCAACCAAAAGAAGAAAATCAATATTGCCTATTTCCTGAGGCGTTAAAGACCCAATCATTTGGTCGTTTAAAGATAATGGCGTATCGTATATTAAGAAACCATTTTCATCAATGCCCTGGCTTGATACTAGATAGTTACCTGTATCAAACACGGCATCGGGTAGCTCTGTAAGGAACTCCACTTGGATCTTTATAAACCTCTTTGATCTTTGTATAAACAAAAATTCAGTCTGAGTTGACACATCATTTGGCATCCAGAAAGGAGTTGCAGATTCCAGTACATCGTCTGACTCGTAAACTTGTAATGTATATTCTATTGGGATACTAGACGGTGCGTTTACAAATGCGCCTTTGTAAGCCACTAAGTCCACTCTAGATGTTGTATCAACAAACCTTTCAAGGGGAGTTGTTTTATTTGTCGGCGTAAGAACAAAATATCCATTTTCTTCTACCAAATCATAGATTAAAAAAGAACCTTGTTGTGTACCAGTTGGGTAAACGTAGTTAAGATAGAAGTCTTGATCTGTTATTACTTCGCCAAATTCCGTGGATAACACGGAGTCTGCTAAGGTAGGAGTTGCCCCTTGGATTATCTCGTTACCTATGAAGGTAGAATCGCCTAAGTAATTATGGCCATACTTAGACCTCATGGTTGAATAGTTTGTATAACTTGAATTATCGTACAGGTCTATTGGGTCAGACGTCCACACTTTACCTTGCTTGTTAAAGTGTATGTTAGATAATGTTAATACATAACTTTTCATTTAGTCCCCTATTATACTGCGTCTAACCAAATAGTGTACTCGCAAGTGATTCCATTTTCTGGATGGATGTACATTAGCTGCTGAGAAGGTCTGCTCATTGAGGAGAAAAACTCTTGTGCGTATGTATTATAGCTTTCTGGTGAACCAGAGATTCTTAGAGTAGCACTCCCTATAGTCATTTTAAATGACTGATGGTAATGGCCCATAAAAACGTCATCAAAATGTTCTGGAATTGCTCCGTCTTTCCAGCCCATTATCTTTTTATAGTAGCCATGAAAAGCGTTAGGTGAAGGTAATTGATCTCCATGGATAAGCAAGCTGCTATGGTTACCTATAGAGTCGACTGCATACCAATGTCTTTCACCTTTGCCGTCTGGAATATTAAAAGTTATTCTTGGCTCATCGGCGAAGATTAATCGTACTATCTGATACAGCAATCTGTCCATGTTAGACTCTGGGTCATGTTGCTTTCTTGCTCGTCCACCTATTGCTCCATGGTTTCCTATAACGCCAGTAACATGTATATGTTCAAAGTTCTCTAATGCTGTCTTCAAGAACTTTACAAGTATCTCTGGTCCATTGATACCAACTTGACGGTAAAGGCCAGAGTCGATCAAGTGGGCTTGTCCAGGAAATATTTCTTCACCTTCGACTATATCACCAAGCAACCACACATGAAGATTGTTAACCGGGTGGTGCTTTCTTTGTATCTCTGTAATTTCTATCAACTTTTCTGTATACAATTCTATGCGGTCTGCTGCTACGTTAGAGTTGTAATCTGGTGTGACCTTTCCTAATTGCCAGTCTGCAAAAACTGCTACTGCAGTTTCTGGTACACCTGGTACTTGTTTAATTACTGGCTTTTTGGTCACTGGCATCGTGAACTCAGAAAAAGCATCGAGCGCTGCTTGATATACTGACTCTACTGCTTCGCCTTTAGCGTTCTTGTTTTTTTCTGCTAGTCTAAGTAGGCGCTTATTTTCAGCTCTAAGGTAGTTTACGGTATCTTCGTTTATAGTTAAAAATGAGGAATGGCTGCTAACGTCTTCGTCTTCTTCGTCTTCATCTGTGCTATCATTGTGGCTTGACTGCAGATACTTACTGTCAGCTTTAGAAACTAAATTACTGATGTCGAACTCTTCTTTATGCTCAACTTCGTATTTTTCATTTAGAATTTCGCCATCTGCTTTTTGTCCAGATGCAAGGAGTCGTGCCTTAGCCATATTACTAGCCTTGACTATAGACGTGGTTTTTACTACATAGTAATTGTCAACAGACATTCATGAACCTACTTTTTTAGTATTGTGTTGACCCTATTATAGCAGGATATATCTCCACAGCACCTGCTACAAGGTATGATCTTTCGCTTTGTAGTTGGTAATTATTTTTTGGTATTTCTACTCCATTAACAGTCATTAGGTTAATTATAACTTCTCCAATTAAATCAGAAGAAGAAAGTATTTGAGACTGTATGACTGATGCATCGACTGAATCTCCTACCGTAAGAGAGTTTAAGTATCTTTTTACAAAGTACGCAGCCTGGTTTGCTATGCTCACTGCCGAAACCGAACTATTCCCTATAGGTAGTATTATGTTAGCTGATACAGATACTGGGACCCTCTCCGCAACTCTTACATTTAGTTTAATGCCAACAGGCTTATAAGCTAACAGCTCTCTGTATACTACTGAGTCAAGGGTTCCAGCAAGCATTGGGCCTTCTGGAACAACGATGACGTCGCATGACCCCATACCAAAAGAGCCCTCTCTAATTTTAACATCTCTAACACCCTTTATTGATAGGGCTGCCAACCTAATTGATTCTGCTGTTCCGGTAGAATATAACTTAACTGACCTTATTATTCTTCGTCTATAAGCCTCATCGTTTTCTGTGTTGACCTCAGAATAGACGTCTTTAACATTTTGTACAGATAGTATAACTCCAGGGGGTGCTATAAAATCATGTCGGGTTAAAGTGCCAGCAGCAGCTGTGTGTGCTTGGTTACCTGAAGACGGTAAGATTTGGCCAAAAGCTTTTCTAGAACCAGCTGGGATGGTGACATCTCCTGACAATAAATACCTAAACTGGAAAGAGGAACTATTTGATATATCGTTATAGACTGTAGTTCCCTTAGATATAATCAGGTCTTTGCTGTAAACTTTTGCTATAGAAAAAACTACGTTTGCTAGGTTTCTATCAGAAGCTATAGTGTCTGTTATCTGCTTTCTTGGGACCGAGTACAACTCACCTATTAGGTCTAAGTTTCTGCCTGAAGCGGTGTTTATCATGGTCTGATCAATGTTATATTTTAGCACACTGTAGAGATCTCCGATTTGGTCTGCTACGGCCTCAGCAAAGGCCCTGGCGATTGATCCAGGGCTTGTAGACGTGATGCCTGCGTTCTTCTCAAGAGAGTTAACCATTTGGGATAGTATCTCTGATCTGTTTTTTGTATAAATGACGGCCATTTGTTTTCCTTATATGTTTTGATTTATTGAAAGAACTATCGGTTCACCATAACCGGTTATTAACTTTATGTCAAATCTTATAGAATCAGGAGACGTAGGGACTGCTGAGATGACTATGTTTTTTCCTGCAAAAACTCCCTCTCTATCTAGGGCTGCCCTTATTAAGCTCTTGCCGTAATCTGCTGTTGCCGGGTCTTGTGGCATTCCGTAAAGGGCAGAAAGTGCTGTGCCTAATTTAGGGTAGATATAAAAATCACCAGGCTCAGTCATTAATCTAATATAGATTTGTTGAAGATCGTTTTGTGCCACAGACTGAGTTAATGTAAGGTCTTTGTTAGAGCTGAGCTTCATGTCTCCATCAAAGCTAAAATGTAAGTCAGGCATCGTATCAATCCAAATCTCTATTTGTCTTAGTCTTTGCTTGGTTAAAAGTGTAACCCTGAAACATAAGCTTTTTCATGTATTGGATCTTTGTGTCCGAAGAAGTTTTTGCTTCTTCTTGAAGAAGTTTTATTTCATCTTCACTTAAAAAGTCTTCTATATGTTTTTGCTTACTTAAAGTAGCTTCTTTAACTGCAGAAGGCGCACCATAATCAATGCTGCTTCTAATAGTAACGCTTTCTTCTTGTCTTGTATTTTTTAATAAATTAATATTATTGATGCTTGTTTCATAGGTATGATACGCTGGGCTTTTTTGAAAGTTTCTTAAAGGAACCAAAAATGGCTCAGTAAAATTTGACCCTGCGTAGTTAAAGGAATACTTATTCCATCGTATGCCGTCATCTTCTGTCGTGTATATTTTTAAAGTATCTGCAAAGATACTGATTGATCGGGTAATCGCACTTATAACTATACCAACACCCGGGGATGCCATAATCTCAATGTCACCATTGTCAGCTAACTTTAAATAAGAGGATATATCTGGGTGGTTTAATCCAACCTCTCTTCGAGAAAATTCATTTCTTTTCTTAAAGATAAACTGATCTTGAACAGTGGATATGTTGATTCCAGCTTGCTCGCCATTTATAGGTTTTGTTACAGGTTGATTAAACGGATCCATATTAAATTAAATACCTTGGTATTCCCATGTCTGATATATTATTATACATCAATGGACTCATATCATGGGGTGTTGCATAGAAGGATAATATGTAAGGCATCCTTTCGCTAGTGTCCCTGAACCCAACCAAGCAGCGTGCTCCTATTTCGGGAGCAACCGATTGCAGTCCTTGAACCATTGGGCAAGATACGTTAGTAAGAACATCGGTCATTTGGTCAGAGTATCTATTTTCTAGCATGACCTTAGCAGTATTTGTGTTCTTGTCGTAAGAAGCTACTACGCCAAACCTTGTTTTTTGTCTCTGCATTTCTGCAGTACTTATCATGTCTGATATTTTTTGATCAAATTTAGGGTATACTTTAGCCATTATAAGCCTGACCTTCCTGATGCGTCTGTTCTGTTTCTTATAGCTTTAGCTGCTGGTGCTGGATCGATCCATCCAGGGACTGTAGCTTCGGATGCATAGAGTTCTCTTTCTTCTGCCTTTCCCAATGGATAGCAAAACTCATCTGACCCCCACCTATCGTATCTCATCTTTACTCCACCCGCTGCTGCTGT